TGACGGAGCGGGCATCCATGCCGGGCGATGAGGAGAACGAAACCGATGACCTCGCGGAACGCCGAACCAATCGCCGGGTTGCCTCCGACGCTAAGCTGCGCCCCAAGAAACGCAGGAGAACTGAGCAGCGAACTTAGGGCGGATCTGCTCCGGGTCTGGGAGTGGGCGGGCCTGGAGTTGGACGACTGGCAGTACGACTTCCTGATGGAAGCGATGCGCCAGGACGAGGAGGGGCGGTGGTCCGCCATGGAGGTGGGATGCATCGTCCCTCGCCAGAACGGGAAGGGGACGATTGAGGAGGCCCGGCAGCTGGGCGGGCTGTTCGTGTTCGGGGAGCGGCTGCAGATCCACACGGCCCATGAGTTCAAGACGTGCGCCGAGCACTTCCTGCGGGTCAAGACGCTGATCGAGGGGTCCGACGAACTGTTCCGTCAGGTCCGGATCATCCGCACCGGGGCCGGTGAGCAGGGGATCGAGCTCAAGTCGGGCGAGCGTCTGAAGTTCCTGGCGCGTTCCCGCACCTCTGGCCGGGGATTCTCGGCTGACACCCTGTACTTTGACGAGGCGTTCGAGCTTCCGATCACCACGGTCGGGTCCGTGCTGCCCACGCTGTCCGCTCGGCGTAATCCCCAGCTCTGGTACATGTCGTCGGCACCGCACTTCGACTCGGACACCCTGCACGCACTCCTAAAACGTGCGGAGTCGTCCGATCCGGGCTCGCTGTTCCTTCGGGCGTGGGAGTCGGATGCCGACACTCGGCCGGACGACGTTGAGGCGTGGTGGCGAGCCAACCCGGCGATGGGCATCCGGGAGGGTGGCGACGGTGAGGCTGGTATCGTGTCCATCGCCCGCTGGGAGGAGCTCGTCATCCCGCAGCCTTCCAAGCTGACCTCGATCACCTTCGGACTCGCGGTAGACCCGGCCGGTGCATGGTCGAGCGTCGGGTCGGCTGGCCGGCTGCCGAACGGGGACCTGTACGTGGACAACGTGCACTTCGAGGAGGGCACGAACTGGGTGCAAAAGTACCTGGAGGAGCTCCACGCCCGGAAGAAACTCCCGATCCGGATCGACCCGTCCGACGCTGCCGGCTCGTTCATCCGGCCGCTGACCGATGCCGGGGTCGAGGTCATCGAGGTCGATAGCCGAGCCTACCAGCAGGCGTGCGGAGAGTTGTTCTCAGCCGTGACGGACAAGCGGATCCGGCACATCGGGCAGGCGTGCCTAAACCGGGCGGTGTCCGGAGCGGGCCGGCGGGACGTGGGCAAGGAGGGCGGCTGGGTCTGGGCGCGGCCGGGTAACGTGGACATCTCGCCCCTGAAAGCGGCCACGCTCGCGTTGTCCGGAGTCGCGGCCCATCGTGCTCCGCGCATCCATTCGCTCAAGCCGCCGGTTCAACCCAATCCCTTGCGTTCTTAACGTTGCGGGTACAGCATATAGCCGCAGATCCTTGACAACTCTCCCCGTAAACGAGTCGCTCCAGGGATGCGGTGAGCTTCTGGTCATGGCTCGTCGGCGCACCTAACCACGCCGGCATCCAACCCAACGCCAACCCACCCTCGGTCCCCCCGAGCGTGGGCTATAACGACTACACCCCCGGCGACCCGAACGGCATCGAGTTTACTCCAGGTCCCACCGTAGAGAAGCGCAGCTTCCCGACCTTCATCCCATCCCCGTGGGACGGTTGGCCGGCCCAATGGTCTACGGCCTGGGACTGGGGTCCTCGCTTCAACGCCCTGGTGGACATCGCCTGGGCGTGCATCGACCGCTCGGCAATGGTGCTCTCAGCCATGCCGGTCTATCGCACGCGGGGCTCGATGGTGATCGAGCCGAAGACGTGGATGACGAATCCGGACCCGTCGATCTACACGTCATGGCATGAGTTCGCGAAGCAGCTGTTCCGCGACTACCTGATGGGCGAGGCGTTCGTGCTGGCGATCATGCGCGGCGCGTACGGCTTCCCGTTCACGTTCCGGGTCATGCCCCCGTGGTCGATCCACGTTGACATGGTGCGCGGCGTGCGCCGGTACAAGCTGGGCGGCGAAGATGGCGTGGACGTGACGGACGACATCCTGCACATCCGCTACGACTCGGCCACCGACACGCCACGCGGGCGCGGGCCGCTTGAAGTTGCCGGCGGCAGGAAGATCACGGCGGGGCTGATCGAGAAGTACACCCGCGAGGTCGTGAGCAACGGCGGCGTCCCGGTCTACACGCTGGAGACACCGGAGGCGCTGTCCGAGGACGACGCGCAGGATCTGCTGAAGCAGTGGATCACGTCGCGCCGGGATAACTTCGGCGCGCCCCCGGTGCTGGATAACAGCGTGACGCTAAAGACGCATCAGGCCATGTCGCCCAAGGATATGGCGATGATCGAGATCGCGCAGTTCACGGAATCGCGGATCGCGATCCTGCTGGGGGTGCCGCCGTTCATCGTCGGGCTCCCGGCCGGTGGCGACTCGCTGACGTACTCGAACGTGTCGCAGTTATTCGAGCAGCACGACCGTCTCTCGCTCAGGCCGATGGCCGCGCACGTCATGGGCGCGCTGTCCGCCTGGGCGCTGCCGTCCACGCAGGCCGCCGAGCTCAACCGCGACGAGTACAGCCGTCCGGACTTCGGGGCGCGTGCGGAGTCGTATGCGAAGCTGATCCCGCTCGGTGTGTTGTCGGTTGAAGAAGTCAGGGCTGCCGAACGCTTACAGGGTGAGGCACCGGCGATTCCCACTGCTCCGGCCGTCTCAGCGATCACCGGAGGCAACGCATGAGCGAGGAAATCTTCTACCGCAGCGATTCCACGCTAACAGACGTGGACGTGAAGCTGCGGCTGATCGATCTGATCGCGGTCCCGTGGGAGCAGGAAACGGAGATCGTGTGGCGTGGTGAGAAGTGGCGCGAGGTGTTCGGGCGCAACGCCTTCAACGGGCTGGAGGGCTCGGCCGGCCGGATCCTGGTCAACCGCGAGCACACGCGAGGCGACACGGTCGGCAAGGTCGTTCAGGTGGACACGAAAGACACCCGTGGCCTAATCGCCCGCGTGAAGGTCGCGAGCACGGCGCGTGGTGACGAGACGCTGGCGCTGGCCGAGGAGGATATGATCTCGCCTTCGGTCGGCTACTTCGTCAAGCAGCAGCACGACTTCGAGGTGAACAAGCAGACGCGGTTGCGGCGGGTGCATCGGGCGTTTCTGGACCATCTCAGTCTGGTCGAGCAGCCCGCATACGAAGGGGCACGGGTGTTGGCGGTTCGTGCGGAATCGCAGCAGGAAGCGGACGAAGGTCCGCGACCAGTAACACCCAAGCTGGATGCCTTCCTGAGCGATCCGTTCATCGCTCAGATTTGTCGCCAGCTCAGCAAATGAAGCACCGCATGTCCCCTGCTCCGTGTGGGAGCGGGTGGCTTGTCGCCGGGTGGGCGGCTGGCTGGATGTGCATCTCCCGTCGTTCTAACTCAAACGGAGATGTACAGTGGCTAACGGCAGAGCACACGACGAGATGGTCCGACGCCTCCAGGAGGAGGTCGAGGAACGGAAGTCCGGCATCAATGCGCTGATCGGCAACGCGCAGGCCAACAACCGGGACCTGAACGACGCAGAAACCAGCTCGATCAACTCGATGCGCGAGCGCATCAAGGCGGTCAACGGGCAGCTCGACACGCTCGCGCTGGCGTCCGGCACGATCCACGAGGTGCAGGATCGCATGGGGCAGATCGACGCCGCGATCTCTCGCGGCCGCAGGGAGAGTTTCGACAAGGTCGAGTACCGTTCGGCGGGCGCGTGGCTGCTGGAGTCGTACAAGGCGAGCACGGGCGACCGGGCCGCAGCCGAGCGGCTGGAGCTGTTCTACCGCACAGCGGCCCACCAGAAGACCAGCGACAATCTCGGGGTCATCCCGGACCCGATCATCGGCAGCGTCATCAACTTCATCGACGCGGCCCGCCCCATCGTGTCGTTCCTCGGCCCGCAGGCGATGCCGTCCGCTTCGTGGCACCGGCCGCGAGTGACGCAGGGCACGACCGTGGCGGTGCAAGGCGTGAA